TTTTGTCGGCCACGCAGCGATGCATGAAGGCCTGCTGGGCGTTGTTCAACGAAGCAACCACGCCGTACATTTGCTGAGTGCTGCTTATTGGTTTGGTAGCCTGATACCGCTGCTTTGGTGCCTGCATAACACTGAAGATCAGGAGATCCGCCCCTATGCAATCTCCACTCTTATCCGTTTTTCAACCTGGGGGCATGTGGCGGTCGGGATGGTCATCATCACCGGGGTTCTTAACAGTGCAATTATTTTACAGCGCTGGCCGACAGACTTGTCATCCCTGTATCAGTTGCTACTGCTAGTGAAACTTATGCTGGTGGGCTGCATGGCTGGCGTTGCGCTTTATAACCGTTACCGATTGGTACCGTTGATGGCGCTTAACCCGCAGCTGGCGCACCGACGTCTGGTTAAAACCACCTGGCTCGAAATAGGGCTGTCACTTTCAGTGCTGCTGTTGGTGAGCTGGTTTGCTACGCTGGCGCCTCGCTAAAAACCTGAAAAATTTGTACCCGTATTTTGATAAGAAAATTGAGGAATAGTCATGAGGAAATCACTCCTTGCCTGTCTGCTGATGACACTCTCCGCCACGAGTTTAGCGGCTCCAGAACTCGCAACGGTCACCCGCCTGCAATATGGTAAAGATTGGGCATTCACCCGGGAGGAAGTGATGCTGCAGTGCCGTCCTGGTAAAGCACTGTATGTCATCAATGACAGCACTCTGGCCCAATATCCGCTAAATGATGTTGCGCAGAAGCAAGTCAAGGCGCATCAGGTGCAGGCTGTACCACTGGAAAAAATCCTGCTAGACGATCCACAAAACCCTGGGCAGAAGATGAGCCTGACACCTTTTATTGCCAAGGCTGAGACACTCTGCTGAAAGAAGTGTCATGCCAAATTTGCATTGTTAATGGCATGTTTTGAGGTTGTTGTCACAAAGAGTAATTAATTTAGCATTGTTATTATCACCCGGTTACAAACTGGCTGGAAAATAACCAGAGCTCAGCTACGCTTTAAGTTGTACGGCTTAACCGCCTGCATTAATGCCAACTTTTAGCGCACGGCTCTCTCCCAAGAGCCATTTCCCTAGACCGAATATAGGAATCGTATTCGGTCTTTTTTTTGCCCATTTTTAAAATCAATAACTTACCTTTAAAACAATCACTTAGCTCATCTCACGTTACCCTCAATGCTACTCATTAGGACTTTCTGCCGCCACTTTGTCGCCAATCATTTGAGCCAGTGGATTCAGGTGAATCGCGTCTTCCAGGTGATCGGGAGCGAAGTGCGCATAGCGCATGGTGACGCGAATATCCGAATGCCCGAGAATGCGTTGCAGCACGATGATATTGCCGCCGGCCATCATAAAGTGGCTGGCGAACGTATGGCGCAGGACGTGCGTCATCTGACCTTCCGGCAATTCGATGCCAGCCAGCCTGATCACCCGATAGAATTGCTTATAACAGGGTGAGAAGGGCGCGCCTTTACGTGCGAGCAGTTCGTCATACAGAGGGCGGGAGAGGGGAACGGTGCGGTTCTTTTTGCCTTTGGTATTGATGAAAGTGAGTTTGTATGGAGAAATTTGCGAGCTTTTAAGTCTAGCGGCTTCGTTCCAGCGCGCTCCGGTGGAAAGACAGACTTTAACGATCAGCGTTAGCTCATCGTTGCCATGCTGATCACAGGCCGCCATTAGCAGCAGAATTTGTTCCTGGCTAAGCCACGCCATCTCACGTTCTGGCTGGTCAAACTCGCGGATATTTTCGAGCGGGTTAGGAAGCGACCATTCTCCCAGGCGCTTCAGCTCATTGAAAACCGCCCGTAGAAAAGCGTGCTCGCAGTTGACTGTGCCGGTGGAAACTTTACGGGTTGCAAGGCTGGTACTGTAGCCATTATCAATCTCACCGCGCAGGCGCTGATCACGATAATGCGCCCAGTCTTTCGGCGTGATAGTACTGGCAATCGGATTGCCCATTCCCGAACTGATAATCTTCAGCTTGCCCAGCCGCCCCTTTTTATCATTCAGAGAGCACCCGTGAAGGCTGTACCAGAGATCCACTAATTCGCTCAGCGTTCGCCGGTCCTCCTTCTCACCCAGCCAGGGCTTGTTCTTCGCCTGTTCCATGGTGTAAGTCTCGAAGGATAACGCTTCGCCTTTGGAATCAAACTGCCTGCGGCATCGCTTACCCTCGCGTCCGTTCGGGTAGCACTCACATAACCATTTGCCAGTAGGCAGTTTACGAACACTCATCACATCCTCCTTTGCTGAAGGAGGGAATTTAACTGTATATAAAACCAGTGTAAACGTATGATTTAGTATTTCGTATACATGGAAGGGATTTAATACTTTGAATCAATGAAAGAAAAACCCGCTTTCGCGGGTTTAGTTTTCAGTGCATCTGGAAGGATTGCTGATTGTTCTTGTCCGGATGAATCGGCACGGCGTGAACCGCACCAGGTTCGACAATGATGCTGTCGATGGACTCGAAAGTCTTAAACGTGCAGCTGCAGTTGATGTTCTGGCATTGGTGATACCGCTCTTTAGTATTGCTGCTCAGGTAACGGCTTGAGCGGGCATGAGCGGCTTGACGGCATTTCGGGCAGTGCATCATTCTAATCACCATATGGTCATTTTAATCATATGCAATCATTGTATGTTATTTAGAAACATATACATCCGTTATTACAGTGATTTACAATAGAACTGCCGTATTCAAGCTTTGTGATTTAAAGTTAGAACTTGTGAAATCATTGAAAAACGTTTTACAAGCTCGTCAAGCTCTCTTTCAAAACTTTTTAAAAAAGGTGCATCGGAACCCCCAGTCTTTTTGATAGAATTCAAAAAATTAATGCATATTGCATCACATATTGAGACACTACCAAAATCACAAATTCCTTCGCTCCTTATATTGACTTTAACAACCTCAATAGCATCTCTAATATCGGAGTGTTTTGAGCAGGCCTTTAAAATCGAGTTGATTTCATCAAAGACTAACTCAAGAAACGCCTTAGCTTCAAAAGGTGTTGTCATCATTCCTTGGTGTATTACTTTATTTCTGATGGAAACTATCCCTTTGTTTTTCTTGGATCCGTCTCTCCGCTTTGGGTTATACACTTCCCCATGAGTTGCCAATGAAAATAGCATTGTAAAAGCACCAAACTGTCTTTCGGAGTTATTTACTAAATGTTTTCTGAAACTTGTTTCACAGCTGCTGGCTATTCCTAGATGACATCCTCCGAAAAGTAATTTTGAGTAAAACACATTAATGAGAAACTCATACAATCTCTCTAGGGCTGCCATGGCAGTGGAAATACATTCGTTATAAAACCCTGCGTGATAAGCATAAATAGAGGACGCGTATAATATTTCAAATTTCTCATTAGAAATATAAACGCTTGTGTTGTGTCCGTGCTGGCATTTTAATGTTGCTTTACGATCATCAAAATAGTCTACGACGTAAAGCAATGATTGATGATTAATTTTAAAACACTCATTGCATGCAACAATTGATTTCATTTTGATTCTTGATTTCAATGATCGGTTAGTAAATATCATATAGCTTTTTTAGATTTTTTCATCTTCCGTCGCCTCATAACTCACATTTGACAGCAACACTTCCAGTTCCAGCCCTGTCGTATAACCGCTGTTATTTAGGTTGTGCGTCACCTTGCTGATTATCCACGGCTGCGCGTCGATCACTGACTTAAACCCGGACACCGCTATCGGCGTTTCGGGAAACAGGTCAGCACGGCCACGCGCAAGGGAGATAGAGAACTCCGCCACGCCGCGTTGCAGTTTCTCCCATTTCGATTGTGCTGCCCGCATCGCTGCCTTTTTCGTGGCGTAAATCGTGGTTATCGAAAACACGTTATCTTCGCTGCCGGCCAGATAGTCACCGGCTTTATCTTCCGGGGCTTTCTGCACCTTGGCTTTCACTTTGACCGCTGCCGGGTGTTGCAGGGCGCGAAGCTGCTTAAACTTCGGCTTGCGCTGTAACTTCACCTTTTTCGGCTTTGGCTCTTTGGTATGCAGCCAGCTGGCCGACACGCCGGTGTAAGCGCCACGGTCCGCAATGCTGAACTGATGCCGGTCACCGTCGCTGCGGCTTAACGTCAGTTGCGGGATAGGCTTGCCGCCTGCGGTCATACCGGCACCGGGTTTGATAAACAGCAGTCGCCCGGCCTTGATTGCGGCTACCGCGCCATTCAGTTCAGCCAGCCGGGTGATAAATTTGGCGTCCGTCTCCTGCGTCTGGTCAATATGGGAAATCATCACACCAGAGAATTCAGCCGCCAGCATGGGCGTCAGGTTGTTGCGGCTGGCAACCTGACCGACAATTTCGCCGAGCGTGATGCCGTGATACGAGTTATCCCGGCGGGCGTTGAGCGTGCCACGGTAGTCAGCGCTACGCGCCCGGATGGTCAGCGTATCCGGTGCCCCGCGATGCTCCACCTCATCCACGGTAAAATCTCCTTTGCCGATCAGCATTTCCCCCTTCCAGCCTAAGAATACCGACAGTACTGCGCCGCGCGGCGGCATTTGCAGCCGCCCGTCGGCGTCGTCCAGCTCAATGTCTAATTGGTCAGCCTCAAATCCGCGGTTGTCGGTCAGCGTCAGGGAAATCAGGCGCGGGCTAATATCGCGGGTAATGTCTTCGGCGTTCAGCCTGACCTGATAATCTGGTGACAGGCGCGCGCCGTTGCCGATGGCAGTGGAGGACAGCATCAGAATATCCCTCCAGTCATACCTTTCGCATAGTCGGTTAGACCGTTGGCTTTATCCACCAACCCGTCTGCCTGCGTGCGTAAGTCGCCAAACATGGCCGACAGCGATTCATCCACGCGCAGCAGGCTGAGGGTGAAATCAATGCTGCGGGCGCTGCCGTCGGCAAAGAACTCCGTATGGGTTTCATTCACAGACTCAATGACGAACATGCCGTAAATGGTCCCACCGCCGTCAATCAGCGACCACGCCCGGCCCTGATCGGCCATCAGGCGCAGTGACAGCAGGCTCATTTTGCCGCCGGTAATTTCGGGCATCAGCGTCCCGGACAGCGTGACTTTTTCGTCACCGGGGCCAAGAAACTGCGGCGCAGCGCGCAGGCCGATGCGGTCATTGGTCGGCCACCGGTAAGCGGTATTTCGCTGCAACGTCTGGAAGGGCAACGTTTGCAGCATGAACACTAAAAAACCCAAACACATCATCATGCTATTTCCCTCAGTTGATATTCATCTGGCTGCGCTGGCTGGCGCGGCGCTCGCGTTCTTTCTGGTCGATGGTATCCAGCGCCAGCTGGCGGGCCTCTTCGCGGCTCATGCCCGGCGGAATGTGCACATTGAGGTTGTACTGCGGCTGACTGTTGTCGGTGTAGTTCAGCCCACTGTTGGCCGCAATGGGTTTGTAAAAGCCCATTGGGTCGGCAACGTCGTCATATTCCGCGACTTTTTTGGACTCCTCCGGCACCTTATTTTTTAAGTCAGCGGATTCCGCGTTAACCACCCCCAGCTTTTCCAGCACCCAGTCAATGCCCCGGCGCAGCTGGTTCAGGGCGTCGAGCGGCACGCGCAGCGCTTTGCCTATCACCTCACCGAATGCCTTCCCGGCGCTGCGGCAGTTATCCAGCGTTTCCTGCGTGGATTTCACCGGCGCGATAAGCTCCTTAAACCACGTCCACGCCAGCCTTACCTTGTCCGCTATCCAGCCAAACTGATCGGCAAACGGGGCCAGCGCCTCCCCAACTGGAAGAAACGCCGCCTTGATGCCGTCCATTACGCCGCCAAAGAAGGCACCGATCGGCTCCCAGTATTTGCGTATAACCAGCACCGCCGCGACGATAACCCCAACAGCGGCCACCACAGGCAGGCTTATCGCGCCAAAGATAGCGGCGATGGTTGTGCCTGCAATGCTGAACGCGGTCCCTAAAAATCCAGCACCGGCAATCAGGGCGTTAAACCCGACGATCACCGGCCACGCAATCAGCCCCAAAGCGCCGAGTGCGCCGACCAGAGCAGCCAGTGAACCGGCAACCGTGACCAGCGTCTGCGTCAGTTCAGGGTTCTTCTTCACCCAGTCGCCGACCTCGGTCAGCCATTTATTGGCTGATTGCGTCAGGCGGCGCAGGCTGCTGTTCTCTTTGTCGAAGACCTCAATCTGCACATCTTCAAAGGCGGATTGCAGGTTTTTAAGGTCGCCGTCGAGGTTATCGGTTTGAATATCAGCAACCCGCTTAGCCGATCCCGCCGAGCTATCCAGCGCCGTTTTTTTCTCGCCTAACTTGCCGTTACCTGCCGCCTCGACCAGCTTAACCGCGCCTTTCATAGCTTCTTCACCAAAAATCACTTTCAGGTACTCGGCCTGCTGCGCCGTCCCCAGCTTGTTCTTTTTGAATGAGCGGTCGATATCAGAAAGGATTTTCTGAATAGGCAGCATGTTGCCTTTCTTGTCCCGCGTGGTGATACCCAGCTCACGCAGCGCCGCCGGTGCCTGCCCGGTCGGGGCTTGCAGGCGGCTAAACATCGCGCTGGCACCCGTACCGGCCATGCTGCCCTTGATGCCGTTATCGGCCAGCACGCCGAGCATCGCGGTAGTGTCTTCAATGCTGGCACCCGCCGCTTTCGCAATCGGGGCCACGTATTTCATGGCTTCGCCCAGCTCCATTAAATTGGTGTTGGAGCTCGTAAAGCCTTTGGTCATCACGTCGGACACGCGCCCGATCTCGGCCATCGGGATATTAAAAGCCGATTGCATGTTGGTGACGATATCCGCCGCGTCGGCGATATCCAGCCCGGACGCCAGCGACAGGTTTACCGTGGATTCAGTCGAGCCGAGGATTTGATCCGCGTTATAGCCCGAACGAGCCAGAACGCCCTGCGTACGGGCAACGTCGCCCGGCGAAAAGGCCGTACTGCCACCGATATCGCGCGCCTGCTGACGGATAGCCGCCAGTTTTGCATCGCGTTTATCCAGCCCCAGAATGGCCTGCGTTCCCGACATTTCTTTATCAAATCCCATGCCCGGCGCGATGAATTTCGCCCCGGCATACAGAGCTGTAGACGCAGCACCCAGCGCCACCGCGCCGCCGTTGCGCACGCCGCTCGCCAGATTCTTACCCGATTGATAGCGGTTATTGATGCCGTCCAGCCGTTGCTGCTGCTGGTTCAGCCGGGCAAGGGATTCGCGCTGGCGCAGCAGTGCGGCATTGGCTTGCTGCGTGCTGCCTTGCAGGCGGCGCTCGGCGGAGAGGTTGCGCGTTGATATACCGGCGGCGTTCAGCTCCTGCCGCTGGCGCTGCACGGACTGGCGCAGGGTGTTGTGTTTGTTTTGCAGCTCATTCGCGGCGCGCTTGGCGGATTCCATCAGGCGGGTTTGTGCCGCCGTCGGCTGCGCGGTGTTGCGATAGGCCACCGCCAGCCTTTCAGCGTCCTGCTTCGCCTTTTTCAGCGCCTGCCCGGTGACGGCCAGCTGCGCGCTGCTCTTGCGAAAACCGTCGATTTTAGCGGCCTGCGCGTTCAGTTGCCTGAGCGTATCCTGCGTATTGCGGATATCCCCTGACAGGGATTTGCTGGCGTTTTGAATGGCTTTAAAAGGGCGGGTGGCGTGGTCAACCGCCTTTAAAAGCACCTGTAGTTTAAGATCACTCACTGGTGGCCCCGCTGCGCGTTAAGGCTTGTCGACGCCAGCCACACAGCTCGGTCAGCGTCATGCTGTTCATTTCCGACGGCGGCCAGTGGAATATCACCGCAATGTCCGCCATCAGGTCATCCACGCCCAAAGAGGACGGAAGTTTTACTGTGCCGATTTCGGCGACAAAAAACCGACCACCTTGCCCGCCAACGCGATCAGGTCCGGCAGGCTCAGCGCCTTACAGTCCTGCGTGGTCAGCGCGGGCAGCGTGATGCGGGGCAGCACCACCGTCAGGGTGTCAACGTCGGCGTTAGCCAGTGAAGCAAGGCCGATACCGCGCAGGTGGCCCGCATTGGGCTTGATGATTTCGACCTGCTCGATCAGCTGGTCGCCGCGCTTGATGGGTTCTTCCAGCGTGACAATATTTTCATTCTCGGTAGCGACTTCGGTATTTTTTTTCATTGTTCAATTCTCAATTATTCAGAAAGGGGCCAGCACCGGCTGCGGCGCTGGCAAATCATTACAGGCCGATAGCCTTGCGGTGCTGCTCCAGACGGTCCACGCCGTTAACCATTTCAACCATGTTGACGGTATCGACCTCGATCAGCTCTTTGCCGTCAATGGTCAGTTTGAAGTAGGTACACTGGGTGGAAATCTTGGTTTCGGTGTCTTCGCCTTGCTTGTACTCGCCGAAATCAAATTCCTTATGACGCCCGCGCATTTGCACCTCGACGGCGGAGACGTCGCCGGTGTCGTCACGCTGGAACGAGCCAGAGAAACGCAGCGGAATATCCGTGGTGCTGCCCCACTGTTGCAGCACTAATTCGTCCATCCCGCCGAGGGTCCATTCCAGCGCCAGCGCGTCGTCGTCCAGACCGAAGTCCACCGAGGCCGCGCCGTTCATGCCGCCGCCGCGATAGTTTTCGAGCTTACGGGTCAGCTTCGGCAGCGTCAGCGAGGACACTACGCCGAGATAGCTGTTGCCGTCGTTGAACAGGTTGAGATATTTCAGTTTTTTAGGCAGAGCCATGATCAGTCCTTAGCCGGTGATAGCAGCGGCGAACGTCGCCAGATATTTATCGGTGATGCGCTGGCGCAGGGTCAGGTCTTCCAGCGGCGGGACCGGCGTATAGTCGTAGTCCACGAACAACTTACCGGCCTTGAGGGTGTCTTTGGTGTTGGCGTCCGCGTCATACCAGCAACGGCCATCAATGATGTAGCCCGCCGATTTCATTTCGCGGAATTTGGCGTTGATACCGTCGATCATGTCGCGGATAAGCGTCGGGGTCATGGGCCGGTCCATCGCCCACAGGTGCGCTTCGGCCATCGTATCCGCCAGCACCTGCGCGGTGCGGGTATAGTTCTCAAAAGCAAACAGCGGATCGTCAGCACAGCAGCGGTTGCCCCAGAACTTAAAGCCCTCTTTGCGAATGAGCGTGGTTACGCCCGCTTCGTTCAGCAGGTCAGCATCGGTGCCGGTGGTTTGCAAATCCCAGTAAACGCTGGCCGACAGGCCGGTGACACCGTTCACGCCGACGTTGGACAGGGTTTTATGCCAGCCGGTTTCCGTGTCGATTTTGGCGCGCAGGCCGAGGGCGAACGCCGTCGCGGCGGCTTTGTCGCTGGTACTGGTTACGGCGTTCCACGCCACAAAGTCAGGCCAGATCAGCATCAGTTCGCGTTGGCTGAAATTGTCGCGGTACTTGAGCACGTCAGGCACGGTTTTACACCCGTAAGCGCTGATATAACCGAACGCACGCAGCTGCTGGCAGATAGCGGCGAGGGCTGTCGACACTTCCAGATTATCCAGCCCCGGCACGCCGAGAATGCGCGGTTTTACACCCAACTCAGCCTGCGCGCCCAGCAGCGCCTTCATGCCGGTATACATGCCGGTGGCGTCGGTGCCGCCGATAATATTGGTGGTCGTCTCGGCTTCGTCTTCGCCTTCTGCCACGCGGACCACGACAACAACCGGTTTTGCCTGATTGCCAATGGCCAGCAGCGACGCCGCGAGCGTGCCTTTTTTACCGGCGCTGCCTGCGGCAGTCAGCACGTTGGTAATGAGCACCGGCGTGTCGAGTGGGAATACTTTGGGGTCGGCATCTTCGGCTGTACAAACCATGCCGATGATCGCCGTTGAAACGGTGGAAATGACGCGGGTGCCGTCGTTGATTTCGACAACCCGGACGCCGTGATGGTAATCAGCCATGTTGTTTTCTCGATGATGGGTGAGGCGTCAATCATCGCGCGTTGTGGGAGAGCAGGCACGGCGGGGAGGATGTGGGAGAGATAGCACAACGTTG